CAATGCCGTGGATGTGGTAAGCGCCATCCTCCCCCCTTTGATGAATGCCTGGAAATGAAACGTGCCAATCAGCGATCTCATTCACAAGCCAAGGCTGAGCGACCTCCTCCTGAAGTCCCTCATGAGCTCCCTGATGCGGTTAAACCGCCCCCACCACCTCCATACGACACTACCAAAGTGGATTGTGTGAATGCTTTCGAAGTTAAGACTTCAGATACCATGATCGCCGTTAAACGAGGTGATCCATGGGAACATGCTCAAATCATTTCGATGCTCTACATGTTTCCCTTTTGGTTTTTCTCTAATCTTTTCGTGTTCAGTAACTTAACTTTGGTTTTGTTTCTGTACCCTTTGGGCCTATTTTCAATCTCTTGGTCTGCGTGGTGTTTTTTGTTAATTATGGTATTTCCCCTTACTTTTCGTGTTGTCTTTCATGGTATTGCCTGCGTCGCAATTTTCATCGAGCTGGCATTTGCCATAGACCCCCGTAATATGTCCCCTTACTGGTTCCACCCACGTGGTCCTATATATCTTCCTGATGGTAATTTATTCCATCGTTCTAAGAAGCAGTTTGAGGTTGATATCCCTGGAGTCCTACAAGTTCTAATTCAACGTACGGACTACGAAATTTTAAATAACGAATACATCAATTTAATGTATATTTCGTTGACCAACACTACATATAATTTGCTAGCCCGCTGGATAATCTATATTGGTTTCTTTTCTTCTGTTTATGAACGTCTTAAGTTCATTAACGTTACGAAAATAGGACCTTTACCTTATGATCCTCCCGCCGACGAACGCGCAATAGGAGTTGGTCTTACTGATTACAAGAAAACGCAGCATCCCCAAATAGTAAGATACATGGTCCGTGAGGGCAATGAGTCACTCTATGAGGAACGTGAGCTGTATGTTTCTATGACACAAGTTGCTCAGATCTATGGTCTCCCGGCTTTGCATAACCCTTCCTTAACAATTACTGAGGTTGACAATTTGGTTGAGTTTAATTACAAAAACCTACATATCGTTAATCTCCCAATGCATCTTAATATCATGCATTCTGTTAATATGGATACGAAACTTTTCATCAAACTTTTAATCAGAAATGAGCGTGCACGTTGTCTTATCGGAGGTAGGACAACAAAATGCCCCTCGCCCACCTTTTAAACAGAGAAAGGTGCATCGCATTTGGCTATAGAGTCGAAGAAACAAATGCGGTGCCGAAATGGGATGGAAAGGTCTTTATGAATGGCGGCAAAGTCGTTCGTATGGACCCTACCTTTAAATTACTTCGATTCATAGACACATCAAACATGCCGAGGCGGATAGTGATGGCGTCTTTGGGACCCCATGTAGAAGGTTGTGCGATGCCGCATCCTGACATGGCTGACTCAAAGACTGCCCTCGCTGGAGCTATGTATCGGTTTTGTCGTCATATGCCCAAGAAATACGATAGGAAAAAATTCCGTAATTTCGTTGATACTTGGCTCGAGAAAAATATGGTTCCCTTAGGACCGCATTCAGATACATCATTTGAAACTTGGATTAAAAACACCCCCTACACACAGGCACGAAAGGAGGAGTTGACCAGGAAGTATAATGAAATGAATGCAGTCTGGGAACGGCTGACTCCCAAACAAACAGGTGTCAAGTCCTTTGTCAAAGACGAAACATATATTGCCTTTAAACATGCCCGTGCTATCAATAGTCGCGCGGATGAGTTCAAATGCATAGTTGGTCCAATTTTCCAACTAATCTCAGACCAGTTGTTTAGCCTTCCATGGTTTATCAAAAAGATTCCTATCGACCAGCGACCGGAATATATTTTAGATATGCTCCATGAGGTCGGTACCTGGTATATGACGACTGATTACACATCCTTCGAGGCTCATTTTGACAGAGCAATGATGACGGATTGTGAGATGCGCCTTTATAAACACATGACCCAATATTTACCAGAGGGTCAACGCTTTATGTCAACCCTTTTTCATGTTCTTGCGAAATGTAAGAATCATATCCAGTTCAAAAATTTTTCTGTAGAAATACAGGCTAAGAGAATGAGCGGAGAAATGAATACAAGCTTAGGCAATGGGTTTTCAAACTTAATGTTCATGTTGTACTTGACGGAGTGCAATGGGAATGATAATGTGCGCGGTGTTATTGAAGGTGATGATGGTCTATTTGTAATGTCGGGAACACCTCCCCCACCGGAACGATTTGCAGGTTTCGGACTCGACATCAAAATAATTAATTTTGCTGATATAAATCATGCTAGTTTTTGCGGAATGGTATTTGATCTTGATGAACGAAAGAACGTCACTGATCCTATTTCGGAACTTATAAACTTTGCGTGGTGTAAGGCAGAATATGCAAAATCGAAACCATCTAAACACAAGATGCTTTTGCGCTGTAAGGCGCTTTCGATGCTGTATCAATATCCAAACTGCCCGATATTGACTACGTTTGCCCGTAAAATGCTCCAGTTCACGTCTGGCATCAATGTCGGTACCTTTATAGAAACGACAAATTACTTCAACCAATATGAGAAAAATTACTTGACTCAAGCTTGGAGAGAGTGGCAGAAAAAGACCCGTTTTTATTATCGGGCTAAGGAGAGAAATCTTCTTATGCAACCTGGTGCAAAAACCAGAAGACTTGTTGAACAACTCTATGGAGTATCTGTTCAGGATCAGTGCCTCATCGAACAATACATCGATGGGATGACAGAGCTGACCCCGATCAGGTGTGAAGCTCTATCACGATACTGTCCACAAGTCTCTACCGAATATTATGGTGACTATGTCATTCGACTCAATCCGCATTCAATTGAGTCGAGTTACCAATTTATTTGGCCGCGCCTATGGGAGATGCCTGCTCTCTAAGTGCGCTATTTCGGCTTTGATAAAATCTGACTAACGATCAG